GTGACAGTGCGAGGGGGGGGGTCTCTAGGGTACACATGCCCTATATAGGCCCCATATCGAGCCCTATTCGAGTCTACTGGGTTGCCACCATAACACATTATCCATTCTATCCCACGCGTGATAGAGAGAACGTAGCCAGTCATTAGTATAATAGAAGTGATTGTCTTTTGGTTGTAGAATATGGAGAGAGTTATCCTGCCCTCTTTGAATACTCGATACAAGTTCTAAGATCTGCTTCTCTGAGAAGCCATCTTCTACAAGTTGATTAAGATTAATACAGATAAAGAAGGGCTCGCTCTTCTCTATCTCTGCTTCAATCTTTTCTATTTGATCTCCCATATCGAGGGGAGCTGCTATAAGTTTTATATCCATTATGTACCTCTACATTTATTCTTATCCATTCATAATATAATTGTATACGTTATCCCTAGCAGCCTGCTCTATAGTTACACCCGGAGTATGGAATACTTTCCAACGATCTTCACCTTCTTTATACTTCTGTTGTATTATCTCTATCGGTTGAAGAGTAATAGTAGCGACTGCTTGGATAAATCTTTCTTTGTTGTTTCCGATAGCCTTTACAGCCTGCTGAATAATCAAAGATATTAAAGCGTTCCTACTGCTTTGGTTCTTCTTGCTCTTTGTTTCTATTCCTTTTTGGATTGGCTCTGCAGGTTTCTGCTGTTGCTTTCGCTGTTGTTTAATCTGTGTAGAAGTACTCTTAAGCTCACCATCTTTATACATTCGTAACGCTATAGCGATACTCTGCTTCCAAGGATAACCCTCTCTTCTGTTTAATTGAAGAGCCTTAAAATATATCATGTTCTGGTCATTTTCAGATCGTGCCATAATCTTCGCTCTCCTCTTCTCCATTATGGCCTCGTATATGGTTTACTGTAGCGAGTATCGATCCAAGTAATCCAATAGCAGGGAAGGCCTCTGTTTGAAAGTCTAAATCTACTCCGTTCGTATCCCACTTCGCTACTATGTAGATCTCTCCATTTACTGATATAATAGATGTATCTCCGATACTATGACAGTGTATAGCATCGTGCATATGTTCTATCTGTAAAGTAAGATACTCTTGGGCTTTCGATATTGTAAAAGATTCTTCTACTTCAATACCCGGAAAGAGTTCCGATAGAGAGATGCCTTCTACTTCTGGAATAGTATTTTTATATTTCATTTTCATAACACACCATAACATAACAGGAGGCTTCATGCCTAAGATTAGAGTTCCTCGAGAGATACAAGTACTCGCGAAGAGAGCAATAGATTATAACCTATCCCTCCCAATCAGTAAACGAGCATCTTACAAAGAGGAAGGAGGAAAGAAGATACCAGGTACTGGAGTAAGAACTGCGAGAAGGCTAGCCTCTGGAGAGGTAGATCTTCCACAGTTAAAGTTAATGGATGCTTGGTTCGCTAGGCATGGGGAAGCAGAAGCAGAGAGCAAGGCTAGACAAGATAAAACGAGTAAGGCTGCTATCGCTTGGGCTCTATGGGGTGGGACTCCTGCCTCTAGATGGGTAAAGAGGGCTATCCGTAAACTCGAAGCAGAGTAAAAATACAGATAGAAACAGATAAAATAGAGATAGAATACAGATACTAAATACTTTTATTCGTTCGCTACTGTGGGCTCGATGTACTATTCTAGGGTACTTCGGGCCTCTTCTTTGCTAGTATAATATAAATACCCCCCTCTATTTATATACTTCTTATAAAAACTACTCAATATCTGTTAAATATTGGTACTTTGTCCCCTATCGTAGGGGATTATAGGATATTTGGGTATCTGTTTTCATCTGTATATCATCTGCATTCTATCTGTATTTTTCATTACCTATCTGTATTTTTGATTAGATTCGAGGGGTACTGGTTTACTTTTCTTACTGGTTATCAAGTATTACTTGAGTTCTGCAGAGTATTCTAAACGCAAAAAGAGCCCGGAGAGAACTCCGAGCCCTTAAGCCTATAACATTCATTCAATCAAACTCTATGTAAGTATACCGTATTCGAAGATTACTTCCTAACGTATATTCGAGATCCATCCTTATTTACTTGCTTGTATCCGGATTCCTTCGCTATCTTCATAATCCTCCGAGCGTTTCCGGTATGCTGCTGATTGATGGGAAGATCTAAGAACTCCATAATTTGAGCACTTGTATTCTGTCCACTAAGTAGAGCCTGTCTAACTCGGATAGTCCAAGGGTCATCGATTATATAAGCCTGCTGTAACTCGCTTAACATTCTTTGAGATTCCCATTCTAAATGGAAGATGCTCTCCGGCTCTCGATAGGCTTGTAAGGCCTCTGCAAATAACTGCTCTCTCCATGCTTTTATGTATCCTTGGTCTATCTGTCCTGTACAAGTGATAGGCCATACTCTTCTCTCCGGGCCATCTGTTAAAAACTGATAGTTATTCGAAGTACCTGCGAACACTACTCTACGAAGATAACTCTTTGGGAACTGTTGATAAGCAGGCCTAAACTTATCTTCACTTGAGGAGATGAATGCTTTAAAGTTATCGGCTGTCTTGCCACTAAGAGAGTGTAACTCTGCGAGTTCCCAAAGCCATGTCTCTGTAGAGTGGATTAACTCGAGAGAATCCTTCTTAGCGATATCGAGATTACTATCAGAGAACCACTGCGAGCCAACAAGATTGCGAAGGCCTGTACTCTTTCCGAGGCCTTTCTCTCCACAGAGGATTAGGAAGGTATCCATCTTACACCCCGGATCCAATGCTCTAGCGACTAGAGAGATAAACCACTTCGAGGACATCTCTTCTATAATCTGATCGCTACCGGGTACTCTTTCAGCTCGGAATACATTATGGAAGAAAGAATGGATTCTCTCTGCTCCATCCCACTCCGGAAGAGCCTCTAGCCAATCCTTAATCCGTTCCTCGAGGTTTTGATGGGCTACTCTAAGAACTGCTCTCTTGATATCTGCAGAAGGATATTTTATTCGATAGCATCTCTCGATATGTAATCCTATCTCCTCGAGATCTGGATCCCAGAGTTCTCTATCGTTCCACTTTACTTTGTTCGCGTGGTCATTATAACAGAGGGAAGTAAAGAGAGGATCGTTCTCTAAGATTAGGGCTATGTTATTTCGATTGGCATATGGCCTCGGAGGCTTGGTTAACTCTCCATCCTTATCGTACTTCGCTTCGCTCTTCTGTAATAGATCCCATGTATCGATATCTGCACCTTCTGGAGCGTGCTTATATTCTGCATCGATTCCCATCTGCTTAGCGAGTTCTAACATCTTCTTCATTGTTTCCTGGTTCATTACTTCCCCTCCTCTAATCGTTTTACTGCGTACTCATAATCTTTTATACAGGCTGCAATCGCTTCGATAATCAACCCATCGAAGGATTCTTTATCTCCCTCTTGTACCTTGTTCATAACTTCGCAAAGGATAACGAGATTATCCAATCGAGGTCTAAAGGTGTTCGTAGTCTGTAAGGTTCGATAGTTGATACCGGTTACCTCTGCGAGATACTTCCGAGTAATCTCTAGCTCTGCAGCCTTCATCTTTAACCATTCATTGAATATCATCTTTTCACCTCTTCGAGTCTTTCCATCGCGTAGCGATATTCTCTACTTGATACTCTAATCGCTTCTAATATGAGAGCATCGAGAGAAGATTGATCTCCTCCTTGCTCTTCGTTTAGTACCTCACACACTAGCACAAGATTAACTAGTCTAGGTTGGAACTTTTTAGATAAAGATATACTCGAGTAGCATATCCCAGAGATATCGCAGAGATGCCTCCTAGTGATAGATAATTGCTCTATCTTGCTTTGAACCCACTTATTAAAATACATTGTACCTCCGTATTTTGTGTTATTTGGGATTGTTGTTATCGTTTATTTTCTCTTTATATCGAAGCCTTCTATCTGCAAACATATGCTCCGACATTACGGCTAATCCTCCTACGAGATTGATCTGGAACTCCTCTCGACTATCCGAGAGTACTTCGATTAGGGCTATGTATCTATCGATCTTCGGATATCTGGATCCGGTTAGATAGATTCTTAAAGTCTGCTTCGAGATTCCTGTCTTAAGGGCTACCTCTTTAAGTGTTAGATTCTTATGCTCTGCAGCTCTGAATATAAACATACCGAAGGGAGTACACCCTTTAGGGATTACTTCTTTGTAGGTCATTGTATTAAGTCCTCCAGTTTACCCCACCATCCACACTTATTAGCGCGATTACAGTGTGGCCATAAAACAGAATGAGGAAGATAAGGATCTATTGAAAAGTAAACCTCATCCTTTCCACAAGAAGGGCAAGTTACATTCCTTGCGATATTTCCATCTATGCTAGCCCCTATCCGGTTCGCTATCTTCATTCTAAAATCTGGATTGTGGAATAATCCCTCTACTCCGATCTTAGCTCCTGCCTTCCTTGGCTTCCATCGTTCGTATCTTTTCTTAGGCTCTTCCTTTGGAATATGGGAATAATCCAATCTAAGCAGGCCCTCTCCTTTATGGGCTGCAGTAGATTGAAGATCTTTATCTTCTCGCTCCGGGTATGCAAAACGATAATACATTCTAGCGCAATCCGTTAGAGCGTTAGAATCTGGCTCTCCCTCTCCGATTGTATTATTCCATAGTTCCTTGGCTGCCTTCGCTGCTCTCTTCCAATCAGTAGCAGGAATAGGCTCCTCCAAAGGAAGGATTATTCTCCACTTATGGATCTCTTCGGAATGAGAGAAGGAGGTATGGGCTATGTAATGATATTTAGAGAAGCTGTATCGATGGCCCCAGTCCGTACCATCATCCATATCAAATACTAAGCAGGAGATCTCGATAGCATTAACCCCGGATCTATTACCGTTAAATGTAGTAGGACTCCAGAGAGGAAGGCTACCCTTCTCTCGTACTGGGAAGGGCTTCGAGGGCATCATTAGAGCGCGTGCTAGATTACGGAGAGTTACTTCTGCAGGTACTGGAATCCTCGTAAACTTATTCGAGAAAGTGCTTATCTTAAACTTATTAAGCATCTTCTCTCCACTGGTAGATGGAGAAGAGAGTATGGGCTTCCTCATCTTCTCCACAATAGCAGTCTTCTGCAGTAAGAGATACCACTCTATTATCATCTATCCAGATATCGGATTGAGTAATGCAATCGAGCACCATCTTAAGAAGATTATCGATATCGGGCTTCTTAGGCCTCCATATTCTACCATGAGGAAGGCTACCCTTCTTAAGGTGTAATCTCTTCGTTCTCGGATGCACAAAGGATACTTTAATCTTAAAGATACCATCGAGAGGAATCCAATCCTCCCCGGTTCCATCCTTGAGAGCCTTAACAGCTGCATTCTTATAGGTTCTACTCGTTTTCGGAGTGTAGGCTCTTCCGGTTCGAGTTATCCGAGGCCTCCCCATTGCTACCGGAGGGCCTTGGATAATACTTTGATAGGCTAGCTTCCACATTATACTCGCTCCATCTCTAAGATCTTAGAGATTGTTAGATATTGCGCTTCCCAGTAAACTCCGTAGAGCATCTTACATAACCTAACTAGATATGGAACAGTAGGATGAGAATCTCCGGAGATCCACTTAGAGATCGCGTTCTTTGTAATACCGATAGTATCAGCAATATCCTCGATTGTAAAATCACTCTCTGCGATATCCTTCTGTATCAACCTAGCGAACCGAGGATTATTTATAGCCTGGTACTTCTCTCGAGCCCATAAAATAACGATAAGAGGATCTCCTGTATAGATCTCTTTACGGAGTACTAGCCCATTGATCTCTACTGTAGCCTCGTATACCCAAGAGCAATAGATAGAGCTCCAGACTTTACAGAGAGAGCCTATCTTTCTAGATGGAGTATCATCTAAGAAGATGGGGTTAGATGGTGTTCTCTTGTTACTCA